GGCGAGCGACCCGTGGCTCAAACCGATCTACGTCGATGACAAGTGGATTCCCTACGAGAACAAGGTCATGGCGATTGACCCCAGCGGGAAGGGCGCTGACGAGACTGCGTGGGCAGTCGTGGCGTACCTTCACGGGTACCTCTTCGTCCTTGACGCGGGGGGCCTCTCTGGAGGCTACACGGACGACAACTACGCCAGTCTGCTCTCCACAGCGAAACGGTTTGGCGTCGCCAAGATCGTCATCGAGGAGAACTTTGGTGGTGGCATGGCCGCCCAGCTCCTCAGGCAGATGGCCCTCAAGATGAAGGCCCTGGTGGACATCGAGGAGGTACGCAGCAGCGGTCAGAAGGAGATGAGGATCATCGACACCTTGGAGCCAGTCATGAACAGGCACAAGCTGGTCGTCGATATGAGCCTCGTCGCGAGGGACCTTGAGGCGCACACCCTGGACACGTCGTCGTCGGGGGAGGACAAAGGCGCGAAGCTCTCTGCGTTGTTCTTTCAGTTGAGCCACCTGACCCGCGAGCGGGGCGCCCTTAAGCACGACGACAGGATCGACGCCCTGAGCATGGCTGTGGCGTTCTTCACGGACTCCGTTGTGAGGGATGAGGTGGCAAGCAGGGACGATTGGGCGTTCAACCTCATGATGACTGAGTGGGAGTCTCTGGTGGACAGGGCGACTCGCAGCGACTACACCCTGGACCCGAAAGCATCTCCACAGGGTAACTCGCGTGTTAGCTTTGCGACGAGTCTAACACGGAACTCTCTGGGAAAGTTAGGCGAGAGTCGTAACGTGCTTGGCGTGAAGGACTTCTGATTACAACGGACTCTCTGGATAGAGGTGAGAGGGAAGGTCCCCCTCATTATGATACTCTAAGAGATACTCTATGAGTAACTCATTATGAGCATCATTATGAGCACCTCCAAGGGAGGACTCTTCATAATGACCTTCATCCAGAGCTACCCGTGAAGAGGAGGGGAGGAGAGAATAGCCTCCCCCTCCCCTCTCCCCCTCATACAGAGATGCCCCATGACTTCCTCCAAGCGGAGGACTGCTCATGGGGAGGTCTCCCGATGAGATTGTTCACAGGAGAGCCCTGTGATCGCCCCATGTCGAAGATCCCGCCACGACTGACGACTTGAGGATCCCTGTGACCTCACCACGTCGTCACCCGTTGCGAGTTCGCCGTGAGGATCGTGGCGGGGATCATTATGAGGCCACCTGAGGAAAAACTATCAGGGGTCTCAGAGCCTCTCCCGACGTGACATCGTTCGAGTGTCCCCCCGTGGGGCCTCGTCGTGGCGTCCTGGCGAGCCTCCCACCTGTATCGATACAGCTTCACCTCGCGAGGCCATCCGACCATACGGGCCGTCCAGTCAGATACAACACGACAGGGGTGGGTGAGGCTGGTCACACAGATACGGTATCCGCTGGTCACCTACTGACTACCCTATGGGGTGGGACGTGTTTGGTATGTCAATCATTCGGTATCTATACCCATCATGCAGCCTGACTATCCGATATCGGATGGTAGGTCATGGTGGGTATTTTACGTTAACCCATATATACCCATAAGGTATCTATCTTTTGGTCCTTCCTATAGACCCTCACCATGACTCACCTACTGACCCTCACTATGGCCTACCCTGTTGACTCCACTGTGGCCGCACCTCATTATGACTTCATGGTGGCGCCCCATGTCGAAAATCTTTCCGAGATGCAGCTTGCAACTCGCATTGACCCTTCCTATAGTATGCTCAACTGGAGCGGTAACGAGATGATGAGTAACACACCAATGGGCGCGTGGAGAGTCGGAAATAAAACACCCGAGGTAACGCCTTGGGGAATACCGACCGGACACGTTGAGTCGTTACCACACGTTCCAGTTGACACGTGCCCACCACCTCCTATACTCGGGAGGATACTCATCATGTCACGAAACAAACACCACCAGAGCTCTACCAGTAGTCACCGTCGGGTCTACTCACCAGAGCTTCGCACGACCATTCTGGCCCATGCGGAGCGGCATGGCGTGGCTGCTGCGATGGCTCACTATGGTGTGTCGGGTGCATCTGTCTACCTCTGGCGAAAACTCCACGCTGTGCCCACTCCGGCTGCTACCGCGTCGCCTGGTAGCCCCATCGTGGACGCACTGTGCTCCCATTACGCCACCACGACTCGCAACGGCCTCCCCGGCTATGACGTGTCGGTTCTGCTCACCGTTGGCTGGTTCATGTCGGAAAGCCGCAATGCCGATGCTGTGAGCTACCTCCAGTTTGCCTTGTGCCTATCCAATGACGCGACTCCGGCGACTACCCGGTAGTCCATCGCCTCTCTTCACCCGTCGCACCTAATGACTGCGGCGGGTTTCCTTGGTGGATACAGTTGCAACCTCGCCAGCATGTCAATCTCTCCTCAAGTATCGCTATGGACACGCCCGCGCACGCGTAGCACGTTGTGGGCCACATAATGACTTCACCACGACTGTCACTAAGATAAATACCTCACGAATATCTGCATGACCAGCTTGCAATCATCACCGGGTGGTCCTATAGTGTGTGTAGTGACTGGTACGACTACCACAGCAGCAACCCCCCGATTGAGGAACCCACCCACCATGACTACTACTACCACACGAAACGACCTTCCGACCCTCGCAGAGCTGGCGGAATGTGTTCACCAGTACGCGCAAGAGCTCAAAGCGTACTCTCCCGCTGAACTACGCGAGTATCCTGGCGACACTGCTGGCGGCGAATGTCGCCTACAGGTTCGCGATGGTTCCTGGCAACTCTGGACGGGCGACAGCCAATTCGACACTGACAGTCGCGGCGAATGGTCCAGCGCTTTCGTCCCACGTGGCGCCGGCATGCGGACTTGTCGCACCATTGCACGCGATATGTTGGCTGACTTAGAGTAGCCCCATCGTTGCAATCTCGCCAGACTGTCAACCTGACCACATTAGGAGTTATCACTATGGAATTTATCACAACTGGTGCTTCTATTCCCGGTTTCTACCCAGTGACTCAAACGGAACTCATAGCGCGCCTTGCGGTGCTGCGCCAGTTGGTCAACAAACCAGTGATACGGCGCACCTCTCACATGGGCGATTGGCTGGAATGCCAGGATGTTGTTTATGAGGAAACGGGCCATCCGCTCTATTCGAGCCACTATGTCGCTGGTGCAAAGTCCACAACCTATTTCCTGCCTTTTCCCTATGTCGGGAAGTATGGCGTCAAGTAACCCAGCCATACCGTCAACCCAGCCACCACATTAGGAGCTCTGATCATGGCTATCAATCCGACAATCCGTCAGTTCTACCACCTCTTCCGTCGTCAGCAGGGAGAGACGGCGAATGTCGCCTTGCGCTCTGCCCGTACACTGTTTGAGTTTGAACGAGGCGCCTTCTGTGACTCCCTGCGAATCCGTGCTGAGTACGAACGGGAATCCTATGCCTACGTATTTGGTGAACCCGTTGACGCCACGACGCAACACCATATCGACTTGTACGGCTGTGTGTGCGTCTTTGGCGAGTACAGCCCTGACGGTGGCGAAACGTGGCACCGTGCCGACAGCGTCGGATTCTGCATCTACAGTGACCCGCTGTCGCCATGGGAGAACTCCTACGTGGTGGATATCATGCGAGAGACGATTGACGCACTGCTGAACACTCTACACAGTGAACCAGAGGGGAGGCTTGCCTAACATGCCTTTCACCGTCAACTCTGATTATGTTCTGTGTGGCAATCGTCGCGCCTATCACGTCAACTGTTACCCGCTGACTCGCCCCGAATCCCCGCTAGTGTTGGCCGATATTCGACACGATGCACCGTGGCACATTCAACTGTTAATGTCACGAGTTTACGGAGTTCGCCAGCATGGCCAGCGTTTGGATAGTCTGGAATGCGCCTACTGTGGTATGCCTATTGTCAGCGTTCCGCCGTACGACGATGGGAGCCCCAAATGACCCTCCCCGTATGCCTCTTCCTGACCCTCTGCATGATGGTCTATGGGTGCCTCGCGATGGCTCCCTATGTCCGACATGACGAGTCCTGCAATCCCCTTCCACCACCACCTCACGACGACGACAACCAGCAACCGTAGGAGTCTCTCCTCGCTATGACCATGCCTTGCAACGGCGGCCCTCCCCCCACCCGTACCGAAACCCTTGAAACCCTATCGGCCTACCTAATGTCCCTCTCCCCGTCCGCCCTGCCATCCGACGCCGACGCCTTATCACGACTTGGCGAGCGCGTAACGGCGCATGGAGTGAGTCATGATGCCGTCGTAACGGCTACTCGCCAATTCGCCATGGCTTTCGTTTCGTCAACCTCCCGCAATCCCCAGGAGTAACCCCACCATGTCTCATCACAAGTACACCGCCAAGGACGTCACCAGTGCCCGCGAGACGTTCGCCCGTTACGACCTCAAGCCGGGCGACACTGTGTACACCGTCCTACGCCACGTGTCGGCGTCGGGTATGCAGCGTGCCATTGACCTGTACATCATCCGGGATAACATGCCGTTGCGCCTCACGTGGTTAGTTGCCGTCGTTCTGGACATGACCTACAGCCGGAAACGTGAGGGGCTCGTGGTGAACGGCTGTGGCATGGACATGGGCTGGCACGTCGTGTACGAGCTGTCCTACGCCCTTTTTGGCACTGCGAGAGACGGTCAACTGCGCCACGAGTGGATCTGAACAGTTGCGACCTCCCGCCCGTACTCATGCAGTCATGGTTACGGGCGGACACCCAAAACGAGAACACAGGAACCTCCCTATGACCTCCCCTGCAATGTCTCCCCGCCTCGCCCGTCGTCTGGCCGCCACTCTCCCCAGCGGTGTCCCTCGCTATGTCCGCCTGTATGACTACGGCGGGAGCGGGGATAGGTATACATGCGTCTACACCCGTAGGCCGTTCAGCGCGTGGCACGGTGTGAAATCGTTCGGGTACGTGGGGATGAGCGGAGCCCCCTACCATCCCCAGGGCGTGTGTTGTCACGGGGAGAACAACCTGAGGCCCGTTGATATCCCCGAGGGTACGACATGGCCAGTCGCAGTGGGCCGCAAATGTCACCTCGGCAGGCGTATCACGTGGAATGACCTCCCGCTGGACTGTAGGCGAGTCGTCATGGCTGACTACTGCGACCTGTGGGACATCCCCGCCGACCTCGCCACAGTGTAGCCAGCAGAAAATCTCCCACGCCTCTTTCAATTTTCCGTGTCGTTCAGCTTTCGTGAAACCCGTGTGATAGTAAAACCCCCGTGTGTAGGAGAATCTCATCATGATCACCGTCACGTCCACAGTCTCCGCCGTTGTGACCGCCTGTTCCTACGTTGAGTTCCACCATATGCCCGACACCTCGTACCCTCCTAACATCCCCGCCGGGACTTCCCTCAAGACCCTCCTCAAGACCCTCCGTGGTGTCGAGTGGGGTGACATGGGAGGAACCCACGCGATCCCCCTGAGTGACGGCTCGGAAATTGTCGTAGAGTTGTCTCCCGCCTACGGCGGCGGCCTCCTCCTGCGCACTCAACAGGCTGTCCGCACACGGTGGTCTGAGTTCCAGCAGAGCACGCTCATCGTCCGCACCTACCCCATCCGATAACCCCGTGTACAGGACACCCCACGCCATGCACATGTACTTTCGTAACGACATCCCCGACCCGACCCCAGGGCCTCTCCCTGTCCTCACCTACAGGGAGCTTGGCGACTACCGCAAAGACCTGGAAGACCTCATCACGTCCACCTCTACCCAGGACGCTGCAACACCCGCGCCATACTACAGAGGAGCGGGCACGAAAGCCCAGCGGGAGGCACGCGAACATGCCTGTTATCGTGGCGGCTACATTGCGGGCCTGATCGAGGCTCACAAACGGCTCCTCTCTGCCTCCCCCAAGGCGTCGAAAGGGGGCCTCAACAGGCTCCTGACGCGAACCCTTGGCAAGTGTCTCCCCGAGTCCGTCGCATTTGAGGGTGTAGAGGCGCTCGCGAGTCTCCTGCGTGGCGACGGTGGGGCGTCTCTCGCAAAGGTCGTTGCGGCCCTCTACCCCCAGGAGTGGGAGTCGTGGCTGGAGTCAGACAATGAGGCCAGCGAGTTCGCGGGGTGGGCACGGGATGTCCACGGCGCCCTCATCCGGTGGATGGAGTCGTACAGGGTCAAGCACGGCTACTCCCCTGCCTATTGGGAACTCAACGAGATCGTCATCGACGTTGAGGGTCTGAAAGAGCTTCCCTACGACAGCAACCCGTTCCTCCCCGGCATGTCACCTCTCATTGTCGAAAAGGCGTCCTGACATGGGCCTCTACACTCGAAAAGGCGTCTACTACGCAGACATCCGGCTCCCCGACGGCTCTCGCGTGGTCCGGTCCACGGGGAAGCACGACAAACGCTCCGCCAGGCTGGAGGAGAGTAACATCCGTGACGACCTCGTAAAGGGGCGTCGTGATGGCATCACCCTTGGCGCCGCGATTGAAGTCACGCTGGCGTCCCGGTGGGTGCACACACGGAACTCCAAAGGCGCCTACGCGAACGCTAAGGCATCTCTGAGCCACTTTGGGGATGTCCCGCTGTCCTCACTACGGGGCGAGTCCGTTGCGTCCCTAAGGGCCTCGCTCGTCGCCCGTGGGCTGTCCTGTGCGACAGTCAACAGACACCTCGCCGCGCTCCGCACTGTCATCGGCGAGTGCTACAAACAGGAACTCACACCACTCCCACCGTGCGCCTTTCAGCTCCTCAAGGAGCCCAAGGGGCGTCTCGTCTGGCTTACCCAAGAGGAGGAGGCGCGGCTCCTCCGGGCGTGCGGCGAGACGGACCTGAGCGCGCTCGTTGAGATTCTCCTGGACACAGGCGGACGTATCGAGGAGGTCATCTCCCTGACGCCCCGGTGCGTTGACCTCACGACGGGTATGGTGTCCTTCTGGCAGACGAAGAGTGGCGTCCCAAGGAGCGTCCCTATGACCCGGCGTGTGCGGGCGACTCTGGAGGGAGCCATCAATGATGGTGAGGAATACTTCCCCTATGGCTATCACTACTACCGTAAGGCGTTCGTCGCGGCTGTCAAACTGGCGGACCTGCCGAGGGCGGTGACGTTCCACACGTTACGCCACACGTGCGCCTCCCGCCTGGTTCAGCGAGGCATCCCCCTGTACACAGTGAGTAAGTGGCTGGGGCACGCCTCGATCACAGTGACGCAACGCTACGCCCACCTCGCCCCCGATAGCCTCGATGTCGCCCGCAAGGCCCTCGAACAGCCGTCTCTGTAGGTGCGACCATGCAAGCCTCAAAGTGTCGTACCTGCGACTCCCAAATTGACCCCGAAATGACCCATGTCGAACCACCTGTGGTCCGTCCTTTTGAGCGTGAGATGGTGGCGGGGGTCGGAGTTGAACCGACGACACAAGGATTTTCAGACGGCTCCCCCGTGGAGCCTATCCTCTGCATCGTCGCCCCGTGGGGGGACTATAGGGGGGTCATAATGAGGCTACCATACGCCGTCACCTCGACATCCGCAAGATGGGACGCAGAGAGTGTTGTACGTCCCTTTGGGTGTGACATTGCAAGTATCTCTACCTCGTCTACTCTTAACGTGAACTCGTTGTGACGCTCGTTACAACGGACTACATGGCCACCGGAACGAAACCCCGTAGAGGAGTCCACGCTGTGACCACCCCGACCACCGCCCACGCTGACATCCCCCTGTGCGACCTCGAACGACAACTCCGCCTGGAACAGGAGATGCACGAAGCTGGCGTAGAGGCCCTTAAGCGACGCCTGAACAGGCTCCCGTCGAGTCTCTCCCCAATTGGTAAGGCGCTCGGCGAGTCAAGCATCGCTGTCGCAGCGGCAGGCATCGCGACGTGGCTCGCCGCCCCCGACAGAGGAAAAGGGGGCGCCCACAAGAGGTTCTACCGGGAGTCCGCTCTGAGCCCTGAGCAGCTCGCCGCCTTGTGTCTCCAGGAACTCGTCCAGGCGACGCTCGACACGTCCATGACTGGCATCGTGGTAGGCGCCTCGTACCAGACTGTCTGTCGGGATGTCTACCGGCGCGTCGTGTGGGAATCCAACTACGCCTCGTTCCGTGAGGAGCACACGCGGACCATCGAGGCGATCAAGAAGAAATGTGCTGCGATTGGCGTCCACGCCGGTCTGTACAAGGTCAACATGAACCGTGCCATGGCCCGCAAGATGGACATCTCGCGTCTCGACGGGCTCACCAGCGACATCGTGAAGACGGGAAACGCCCTGATCGACATCGTTATGGCGTCCACAGGACTCGTCACGCGGACGACGGCAGGGCGCCATGTTCACGTCACCCTGACTCCCGAGGTAGCAGAGGCGGCGGAGGCGAAGGCTATCCGTATGCAGGACAAGTGCTTCATTGCGTGGCCTCTTGTCGTTCCCCCTCGCCCCTGGACGAGCTTTGCCAACGGCGGCTACTACACGTTCGACGGCGTGAGGCTCGTCAAGTGCCATGGTAGGACGATGAGGCAGCACTTCTCCACGCCGGGGTCTGTTGGCTCGACCGCTACGGAAGCAATCAATGCGGTGCAGAGTGTCCCCTGGCGTGTCAACAAACAGGTGCTTGCCGTCGTCGAACAGTTGCGAGAGCGCAACCTTGGCGAGGCCAGCCTGTTCCGTCGCATTGATGTCCCTGTGGCCCCGTGGACGTGCAAGCAGGAGCGCCTGGAGTGGGAGCACACCCGTCCCGAGGAGTACAGGCGGATTCGTGGCGAGATTCGCATGGCTCACGTCGAGCTTCACGACCAGGCGAGCGAGTACGGCGCCCAGGGACTGCTCCTGTCGATGGCTCGGCGGATGTCTAAGGAACCCTCGTTCTGGCACGTCTGGAGCTACGACGTGAGAGGCAGGATGTATGCAGTGACCCCGCTGTTTCAGCCCCAGGGGAGCGACCTCGCGAAGGGCCTGCATGAGTTCGCCACGGGGAAACCCGTCGGGGAAGACGGTGGACGCTGGCTCGCGATTCTCCTGGCGAGTCTCTACGGCGTCGATAAGGTCTCGTTCCGTGATCGTGAGGCGTGGACACAGGAGCACAGCGCAGACATCCTTGCGTGCGCCAACGACCCCTGTGGGATGGACTGGTGGCAGCGCGCAGACGACGGGAAGGCTGCGTGGCAGTTCCTGGCGGCGTGCTTCGAGTGGGCAGGCTACATGAAGGAGGGCTCTTCCTATGTCAGCCACGCTCGGGCTCCCCAAGACGGTTCTTGCAGCGGCCTACAGCACTGGAGCGCCCTTCTTCGCGACGACGAGGGGGGCTCCGCAGTGAACCTCGTCGAGAGCCCCGTCCCTCGTGATGTCTACAGCGACGTTGCTCTCGTCGCCAAGAGAATCCTCAAGTCCCACGTCGCCGACGCACGGGGACACCTGTTGGACCTCGCAACGTCGTTCGCAAGCGGTCGCAAGGCAAAGGCAGAAGGAGTCTCCAAGAAGAAGGCGGTGCCGAGCAGCGACGAGATCGACATGATGCTTGATGAGATGCTTGTATGGGCCTCCCGGTGGGACGCCCTCATGTGCAGGAAGATCGCCAAGCGGCCCACGATGACCCGTCCCTATGGCGTCACGACGTTTGGCGCCAGTGACCAACTCCAGGCTCTCGTCAAGGAAGGAGGCATCGACTGGCCGTACCCCGACGTGCTTCATGAGGCGTGTTACTACCTCAGTAGTGTCCTCATGCTCGCCATTGATGAAGTAGTGGTTGCAAGCAAGCAAGGAATGGCCTACGTGCAGGACGTTGCGAAGGTCTATGCGAGCCTCGGCATGGATCTCACGTGGACGACCCCCAGTGGCTACAAGGCTCGTCAACGGTACCGCAACGGCAGCGTCATCAACGTCCAGTTGAGTCAGTCGCGTATGCGGGTAGACCTCAACGTGACTGTGGACGCTCCCACCGACCCAGTGAACGTCAGGGAGGCAGCCCACGCGAGCGCTCCCAATGTCATTCACTCGCTCGACGCTGCACACCTCATGGCGAGTGTCCTTGCGAGTCGGGAGGCGGGCATCGGGGACGTTGCGGTCATTCACGACTCGTTCGCCTGCCACCTGAGCGACACAGGGGTGCTCCGCAACATCCTCCGCGAGATGTTCGCCCAGCAGTACACGCCGGATGTCCTCGGGGGCCTCGCAAAGGAATGGCGCGAGACGCTCGACAGGGCGGGACACGCAGATGTCGCTCTGCCCAGCCTGCCGTGCTACGGGAAGCTCTCCTTGAGCGGCATCCGGTACTCCACCTACCTGTTCCACTAAACCATAGTCCCCCGCAGCACATAGGGAGCCCCACCACGACGTCACGCGGTGGGGCTCCTCTCGTTTTCCCATGTGGTGTGGCGCCATTACAACGGACTACATGACCACCCCTCTAAACACCCGTCCCAATCAAGCATCACAGGAGACTCCCACTATGTCCATCCCACTGTTCCTCGTCCGTTTCTGGCGGTGGATCGTAGCGAGCATCTTCCGTCCCTCCGCCGACGCTACCGCTGACGCCGCCGTTGATGCTCTTGCGGGCATCCAGAAGTGGCTCCCCCCACGACCCTTCTGCAAGAACTGCGCAGGGAAGGGCTGGTACAAGGTCGTATGGAGCAACGGCAAGGAGGCAGGATGGATCGAGCGGTGTGCGTGTGTCAAGATGGCGTCCCCGGCATGACGCCCACCAGCCTCCCCACCCTGTTCATCGGACGCCTTGAACATGTCCACGTGACTCCGCACGAAACCTACCTCGCTCTCCACGACATTCAGCGTGGCTCATTCCTGCCCATCCTGCCGACGACTGAACAAGCCAAGGCGAAGCTCCTACGGTGTGACGAAGGGAGACTCATTGGACTTCACGGCGAGGTCGTCTTCGACAAGGACGCAGAGAGCCTCGTCGTGAACTTCGATGAGGTCTATGACGGCGGAGTGACGGTGCACAAACCAACAACAGACCCCACAGAAAGTCCCGCAGCGTAATGACAACTCTGATCCCCACGACGAAGATCGAGAAGCTCGCTGAGATCGTAGCGAGCACTGTACGAGATCGATGGTACGCACCGGCGCTTCTCATCAACATCATTGAGTGCCTCAGTGACGGCACGCAGACGCTTTCCTTCGAGAGTGCTCTGAATCTCATTGATGCCTACCTCAACAACGACAGCGACAGCGACGAAGAAGGAAACGACTACCTGTGACAGCGACGACCTCCGAGGAGACTGTGACGATTCCCAAGACTGAGTACGACGACCTTCGCAAGGCGGCTCTCAAACTGGACTGCCTTGAGACGTGGGGAGTGGACAATTGGGAGTGTTACGACGACGCCGTGGCCGACTACCGCTACGCCCTCAAATCCAACGAAGGAAACTGAACGAACATCATGACTACCACCAAACAAGCCCCCTCGATGGAAGCCCTTAACCTCCCCGAGGGCATGGCTCTCTACCCGTACCTGACGACGCCCGACAGTGGCCCGAAAGGAACCCCCTACGCCTCCCCGATCTGGAAACTGAACGTCATCACCGTGACCCCCGCCGACTCCCCAGCGGTCGCGAAGACCATCGAGAAGCTCGAAGCGATTCGTGATGCCTTCTTCGAGGAAACTCGGCAGGAACTCCTTTCGTCCCCCAAGACGAAGAGCCGCGCCGCCGCCCTCAAGAAGACGGACATCACGAAGCCTCACTTCGACAAGGAGTCCGGCGAACCTACGGGCGAAGTCGTCTTCACCTGCAAGCGCCTCTCCGAGGTGAACGACAAGAAGACCGGCGGGAAGCGTCGGCAGTCCCCTCCGACTGTCTACGGCCCGAACGGCAAGGTGCTCCCCGAGGGTGTGGACGTGTGGACCGGCAGCCGTGTCGTCGTGCACGTCTTCCCGAAACCGTACTACCTCGTCAAGGAGAGCACCGTTGGCGTCACCCTGTACTTCGACGCTGTGCTCGTAAAGAAGCTCAACACCGGTGGCTCGTCCCTCGCCGGTCGTTCCGCTGCGAGTGTCTTTGGGAACGACGCCATTGACGCCGACGCGGAAGACATCGAGGCTCCCGGTGGTGCTACTCCTGCTGGTGACGACGACGACCTCGATATGACGACGCCAAGTGACGGCAAGACCAACGGGGATTACTAACACCCCATGGCAGGCCCGTTCATGCACGTCAAGCGCGTCGGTAAGTTTCGGTCACAGGCCGAGGCGAACGTCGCAAAGAGGCTCAAGCAGGCGGGCGTTCGAGGGGACTACGAGACACGGCGGATTGTCTACGTAGTCCCCGAGAGCGAGCACACCTACACCCCCGACTTCTGGCTCCCAAGTGGACACCCGCTAGAGGTCAAAGGGAGGTTCCTTCCGACAGACAGGAAGAAGCACCTGTACATCAAGGAGCAACACCCACAACTCGGCGTCAGGTTTGCCTTCACGAATCCCCGGCAGAAGCTGACGAGCGGGGGCAAGCAGACGTACAGCGACTGGTGCAACAAGCACGGGTTCCCATGGTGTAAGACCACGGACATTCCCGACGAGTGGCTCAACAAGGAGACTCAGCGATGATCCTCCCCACATTCTCCGAGATGGAACTCAAGATGCTTCAACTCGCCGTCGCCACGCAGAAGGCTGTGTGCGTCATGATGAGCAACAAGGCGGGTGCAGACATGTGGGATGACCTCCTGACGATGCTCAAGAAGCTCAAGGCGGCGGAGAAACATGAATGATACCCGCGAAGTCTCCCGAGGCCCCTGCCCCAAGTGTTCCTCCAGCGATGGCAACGTCACGTTCTCCGATGGACACTCGCACTGCTTCGTCTGCGAAGCCCATAGCCCAGGTGGTTCTATCACAGAGGATCACGAAGAATCTTCTGACAGAGTTTGCGAGGATGGATGTCTTTCACTACTTCCCTCGCTGAGATTCATGCCGCTCTCCAAACGACACATCTCGCAGGAGACGTGTGAGAAGTTTCGCTATGGCATCACCGACGGCGGACTCCAGGCTGCAACCTACACAGACTCGCGTGGTGTCCCCTCCTGCCTCAAACTGCGGACCCCCGACAAGGACTTCCGCTGGATCGGTCGGTCGAAGCACAGCAAGCCCCTCCTCTTTGGTCAACACCTGTGGAAGACAGGCGGAAAACGGGTCGTTGTCACTGAGGGCGAGATCGATGCTCTTACTGTCGCCCAGGCGTTCGGTCTGTCGTGGCCTGTCGTCAGCGTGAGGGACGGTGCGTCATCCGCTAAGAAGGACATCAAGGAACACCTGGACTGGCTCTCGTCCTACGAGTTGGTCGTCCTGTGGTTCGATGATGATGAGCCTGGGCGGAAGGCGACGGAGGAATGTGCTACGCTGCTCCCTGTCGGGAAAGTCAAAGTGGCTGCCCATGTGAGCGAATGCAAGGACGCCAACGATGTCCTTAAGGAGCACGGAAGCGCCGCTGTCTGCAAGGCTGTCTATGAGGCCCGTGACTGGAGGCCAGACGGAATCCTCAGTGGACGCGACGTGACAGTCAAACGGATACGTAGCGACCTCTCAGGGGCGAAGGGCGCTCTCCTGCCCTACGCGGCCCTCCATGAACGTCTACATGGCCTCCGCAAGAGGGAAGTCACGACGATCACGGCGGGTAGCGGCATAGGGAAGAGCACGTTCGTCAAGGAGATCGCTCTGTGTCTCATGGAGCAGGGCCTGAAAGTCGGCGACATTGCCCTCGAAGAGAGCGTCGGCATGACAGCCCTGACGTATGGCGCGATGCACGTCAACAGGAGTCGCGTCGATGTCATTGAGGCTCTTGGTGACACACCAGATGAGACTCTCGAAGCGTGGCTCAACGATACGGTGTGGCGTGACTCGCGGTGGTTCTGCTACGACCACTTTGGGAGCCTCGATAGCGCAAACCTCCTGAATCGAATCAGGTTCCTCGCAGTGTCGTGCGCGGTGGACTTCATCGTCCTTGACCACATAAGCATCGCGACGAGCGGCATGGAGAGCAGCAGAGAGGGAGAGCGAAAAGACATCGACATCCTCATGACGCGCCTCAAGAGCATCTCACAGGAGACAGGCGTCGGGATTGTCGTTGTGTGTCACCTCAAGAGGCCCCCCAATGGCAAGAGCTTCAACGAGGGACATCAAGTGTCTCTGTGTGACCTCCGAGGGAGCGGTTCCTTGGAGCAACTCAGCGACAACGTAGTGGCCCTTGAGCGAGATCAGCAGGACGACGCAGGGGGCGCCAATGACGTGCTCTTTCGAGTCTTGAAGTGTCGCCTGACTGGCTACACGGGACTCGCTGGGGGCGCACGATACAACACGATAACAGGGCGACTCGTAGACGCGAGTGATGTCCGAACGGTGACGAGACAAGACAACGGAGGACGTAACGATGATTCGTATTGAAGACTTGAAGGTCGGGGACCGTGTGCAGGCCCGCTACAACCCGTCCTCGAACGGCACGGTGATCAACATCCTCGCCGACAAGAAGCGGGCGGTGATCCTGTGGGACGACAAACAGTGCGGCGACGAGCCGATTGTTGGCACCGGGAGCCCCACCAGCATCATTCTGCCTCCTCCCCCGGAGCCGCTCAAGCCTTTGCTCAGGCGGATTCCGGTGACGACCCACGACGGAGTTCTCGTAGGAGAGTGCAATGTGCATGGTGCTCCGCGATGCCTCTACGTGACGAACTGGCCGTCCATCCCTGGGTTCGCAGGCTTCGAGTTCGCTGAGAGCCCTGGTGTGCTCGTAGTGTCGCCCGTGCGGTACATCCAGACATCGAAGGTGCTCCCCCCGATGACCGACTCGATTCAGATGAGTTGCCTTAAGGACGGCACCTGGAAACGCGCAACGCTCGTCGCTGTGTGGGTCTACGGTAAGAATGACGATGACAGCTCCACCCGTAAGTAGTCCCACCGCTGAGACCTACCTCTTCGACATCGAAACCGACGGCCTGCTCGACACAGTAAGCGTTCTCCACGTCGCCTGTGTCGTGAGGCTGGAAGACAAGCAACGCTGGGTCTTCGACAAGGCTCTCTACGACGACCCCCTGCGTGAGTTCCAGAAGTTCCTCATCGAGGCTGCTTCTCGGGGGGCTCACGCTGGGGGGCACAACGTCATCGGCTACGACATCCCTGCCTTGGCGAAACTCGGCGTCGGGTGGCCCTTCGAGCACGCAAGGACGTTCGACACGATTGTCCTCGCGAGACTCCTCTGGCCAGACCTGAAAGGGTCCGATCTTGACCTGTGGAAACGAGGGACGCTCCCCGGGCAACTCATCAAGAGTCACTCCCTGGAGGCGTGGGGTCATCGCCTTGGCGTCCTCAAGGGGGACTACGGGAAGAAGGAAGCGGCGTGGGACACGTGGACGCCTGAGATGACGAGTTACTGTCAACAGGACGTGCTCGTCACGTGCGCTCTCTACGATCACGTTATGAAGCACGAACCGGACCCTCGCAGCGTCAAGTTGGAACACGACGTTGCCTGGATCATCTCCCGGCAGGAACGCCACGGTGTCGTCTTCGACGTGGCCGCTGCTCAGACGCTCTACGGGACTATCCGTGAACTCGAACAGGCGGAGGCAGAGAGACTCAGGGGGACGTTCCCACTGCGGTGTCTTCCCAAGGGCAAGGAGACGAGCCCCAAGAAGAACAACATGCCTCGCGGTGTCAGCGTCGGGTGTCCCTACCAGAACGTCGTGTTCCGCGAGTACAACCCTCGGAGTCAAGCAGACACGATCTACTGGTTCATGAAACGGTACGGCTGGGTTCCCGAGGAGAAGACGGACAAAGGGCGCCCGAAACTCGATGACGACGTTCTGAGGACGCTGGACTTCCCCGAGGCGAAGCAGTTGGCGTTCCACGCGATGCTTGCCAAGAGACTCGGACAACTTGGTGACGGCGACGGTGCGTGGCTCAAGAAGTACGACGCAGCGACGGGCCGCATGTACGGAAGGGTCGTGACGAACGGCTGTGTAACTGGTCGTATGAGTCACTTCTCGCCGAACATGGCACAAGTCCCCAAGGTCAAGAAGAACAAACAAGGAGAAGTCCTTAAAGGGCCAGAGGGGCTCTTTGGGTTCGAGTGCAGGTCGCTCTTCGCGGCGCCACAGGGAAGACTCCTTGTGGGCTGCGACGCAAGTGGCCTGGAGCTTCGTTGCCTCGCTCACTACCTCGCAAAGTACGACGGTGGGAGGTATGGCAAGGAGCTTATTGAGGGTGACATCCACACGCACAATATGAAGGCAGCAGGCTTGTCGAGTAGAGATCAAGCCAAGACCTTCATCTACGGGTATCTTGCCCATTGAAAAATGAGACCCGGAGTGAGCAATCCTCCGGTGCAAATCGTGTGAACTCAGGGGACACCTCCGAGAGGAGACTATCCTGAGCCAAGCCAAGTACCGTTGTGTGCTCCCGATGCCTCCAGACTGGACACCGGATGCAGCACAAGAACGGAAACCGAAGACAAGAGGACGCCACGGCGCACCCAAGCAAGTACCCTCAGGGGCACTTCGCGGAGAAGGCGTGCCGTGGGTGTTCGGTCCTCTTTCAACCGATAGCCCCCTCTCACCTCTATTGTTCCCAAGTCTGCGCAGACACAGCACACGCGACGGCGTACTTGAAGCGCAACTACGGGATCACTTGGAACGACTACACCGTCATGCTCGATCGTCAGCACGGCGTGTGTGCGATATGCTGTCGCGAAGGCTTCGTAATGGGGCCATCGCACAAGGTGAAGCTGGTCGTGGATCACTGTCACAGGACAGGAAGGATTCGCGGACTGCTCTGCCACAACTGCAATCGCGCGTTAGGACTTCTTCAAGACAACACAGAGGCCATCGGTAGAGCACGGCGGTACTTGGAAGGTGCAACGACTATCCCGGCAGGGAGTACGCCCAAGCGGGCGGAAGCGCACGACACCCCATGTGGGTGATGAGATAGTCTGCTCTCTATGGCGACATAGAGCGGCCCATCGTGGGCGGGTGTGGAGTAGCGACTCACACTGAACACACAGGTACGGTGCGGGTGCAGTCAAGATCGGGAAGATCGTCGGGGGCTCTGCTCGCGACGGTGCGATGCTCAAGAAGAAGTTCGAGCGGGCTCTCCCCGGCGTCGCGAAGCTACGTGAAGGCATCGCAGCGACAACCACTGCACGCGGTGGGTGGCTGAAGGGGCTCGACGGGAGAATCCTGAGAGTCCGCAGTGCTCACAGTGCCCTCAACACGCTTCTCCAGAGTGCCGGTGCGGTCGTCATGAAGAAAGCCCTGTGCATTCTTGATGAAGACCTACAGGCCCTCGGACTGAGGCATTGTGGAGTGGACTACGAGTTCGCTTTACAGATTCACGATGAGATGCAGATCGAGGTCCGAGAGAAGCTCGCTGAGACTGTCGGGAAGATGGCAGTACGAGCAATAGAGAAGGCAGGGGAGGCATTGGGCTTCCGCTGTCCACTAACGGGAGAGTTCCACGTTGGAAAGACGTGGGCTGAGACACACTAACATTCGATGAGGAGTCCCCACACCATGCCCCCCACCACCACTTACGTTCAACTCGGCACGCCGGGCTCCCTGAATGAGTTCCGCGTCGCCCCCACCTACGTCGGCAAGGAACGCACTGGGTTCCTCGTCTGGTATCTCACGCAGAGCACTCCCGGTGTCCCCCCCTCGTCGTCTCCCGGAGAAGCAGGTGGGAAGCCTACGTGGTGTAGCCAACGCGCCGACAACATCGCGAGCATCCTCCAGGTCATCTCGCTCGTCCTGTGGGCTCGCCTTGCGTCCGCAGGCAGTGATCTTAACGTGTTCGTGAAGATCGTTGAGACTGTCGCCGAGTTGGCGAAGGACATCGAAGTGAAGTTCTACAACACCAATGGTGGCGGGAAGGAGACAAAGTGACGACGACTCCTCCCTGTGACTTCACCCCGTTCCCCAAGATTCCCCGCCTGTTTCGACCCGTCGTGATCACAGAGAAGATCGATGGGACGAACGCCTCTGTGCTCATCACGGAATCCGGCGATGTCTTCGCGGCGAGCAGGAACCGCTGGATCACCCCCGCTGACGACAACTACGGCTTCGCGAAGTTCGTAGAGGGCAACAAAGAGACGTTCCTTCAACTCGGCCCTGGGCATCACTTTGGGGAGTGGTGGGGCCTGGGCATCCAGAGAGGCTATGGACTCAATGAGAAGCGCTTCTCGCTCTTCAACGTGAGCCGGTGGGAAGAGACGCCTCCCCCCGCTGGTCTGTACGTCGTCCCCGCGATCATGCGGATGGACCTGTTTGATTCAACGAGTGTATGGGCTGCTGTGCGCTCCCTCTCCTCTGTTGGCTCCTTCGCTGCTCCTGGCTTCATGGACCCCGAGGGAGTTGTTGTGTACCACACGGCTGCCAACATGTGCTTCAAAGTAACGATCAAGAACGACGACACCCACAAGGGAGCCCTGTAACAGTCATGTCAACCCACGATCAGAACACCGCCGAGGTTCTCAAGCGGATATCTCGCATGAAGTTCGCACGACTCAACGAGTGGCCTGGGGACATCTGCGTGCTCGTCTCGGGGTACTTTCACGAAGACGACTTTGAGGAGTTCAACTGCTTCACTGAAGCCCTTTCGAGTGTGGTGGAGTGTACTCTTCAAGACGCTCTCCCCGATGACTACAAGGGCAACGACACGCTGCTCATCGCGACGCAGGTCTTCAATGCTGTCCTTGCGAAGGCAGCGAGTGACATGGACGACGACGAAGGGGAGGAAGACGAAGATGACGAGCGCGACTGAGAAACTCACCAAGCACCTGAATGACCTCTTCCTGCTAATGAGGGCGTATGAGCAGGGAAGTGGCCTTCCGTGTCGCATAACGGTTCACACGAAGCTCGTGAAGGAACTGTTAGACCTCAGTGAGACCGCCCGCAAGGAGCATCTCGAAGACAGACGGCAGATCGACGGGATGAGTACGCTTCGTCGGGAAGAGTACGATCGTGGATACTCCGATGGCTACGCGGAAGCGGGAGACGACTACGAGGGGGGGCGACATGCGTAAGTTCCGAGACTTGAGCGGGCTGACGTTCGGGAAACTCAAAGTCACAGGGGACACCGAGCTCTTTGGATACTTTTGCCAGGGGGGGGAACACCTTCGTCATCGCCGCGTGTGGTACTGTCGGTGTTCTTGTGGGATCACCAAGTACGTTCTCGCTGACGACCTCATACAGGGCAAGGTGCAGTCGTGCGGAACGTGTTGCAACCTCCCCACGGAGACGCCCTCGCACGGGTCGAGCAAGCACCCCACGTTCTCTTCGTGGGCCAGCATGATCAAGCGGTGCAACGACCCGCGTGATCCTTACTACGGCGGAGCGGGCGTCAAGGTGTGCGCCAAGTGGTACTCCTTCGCTGCGTTCGTGGAGGACATGGGGATTCGCCCCGAGGGCACGTCTCTGGACAGGATCGACCCCACCGGTGACTACACGCCCTCGAACTGTCGGTGGGCCACGGGGGAACAGCAGGCGAGCAACAAGACGACGACGCGATGGGTCGTCTACAAAGGGGACCGCATGAGCCTCACGCAGTACGCGAAGCTCGTCGGGATTCCCCGGCGGACGCTTCATGACAGAATCCTTCGACGTGGCGAGACACCAGAACAGGCGGCAGCAACGGACCAACGGGGGAGGACGCGAAAGTGACTACTACTACTACGAGTGACTATCCGTGGCCTGCCCACAAAGTGGCCCTCGATGAAGCGGACATCCTGGAGTGTGAGGGGTGTCACAGCGCGGCGGAGTCAATCAGGGAAGTCTGTGATGTCGCGGTGATGGCAAGTGAAATCTGCGTGAAGCAGCACACCACGATGGACGACATGGTGAAGACTCTGAGCGTCATTGTTGCTCTCGGGGACTACCTCATCGAGAACACGCCACGAATCTCAGAGTGCTTCTGCGGCGAGCAACGGGAGGACTTCACGAACGCCATTGAGAGCGGCGCCAAGATCGTCAGGACGTGGCTCGAACGGAAGAACAGCATGGCCGATAACAACACGGAGACCACAGCCGATGACCAGCAGTAACGACACCAACAAAAGTGGCGCGAAGCGCACCTTCACGACGGGCTCCGTTCGTGACCTTAGCGAAGGCAAGGGACGCTTCGACCTGCTCCCGTGGCGAGCCCTAACGCTCCTCGCAAAGCACTTCGAGAAGGGTGCAGAGAAGTATGGCGACGACAACTGGCGGAAGGGCCAACCAGTCAAGCGGTCCTTCCTTGACTCCGGCACGCGGCACCTATCGCAATTCATGACGGGGCAGCGTGACGAGGACCACCCGACTTCGCGAGAGCACCTCACCGCTGCGTGCTGGAACCTCCTGTGCGCCCTTGAGACGCTCGTACTGATTGACGAAGGGAAGCTCCCTGAGGAGCTCATTGACCTCGAATGGACGGTGCAGGACGAGGAGATACCGCCACCGATTGAGATGTCAGAACAGGCTGCCTTCGACACGAAGTGGAAGGACTTCAACCCGAGGCTCTTTACGTGGAGCAAGGGCGACGGAGAGGTGTTCGTAGATCACTACACTGTAGGCGAGAACCAGTGGATGGCGTCTCGTGGGCGGTACGATACGTCTCCCCACAAATATCGTGGAGACTCACCAGAAAGTGAGGAGTTCTACCTCCCATCTCTCTACACGTCTTCTCTGTACGTTCCGAAATGGGGCGACTTCTACGCGTGGCTTGACAAGAAGGCGGATTACGACGCCGACAAGAAGAAGCTCGGAGAACAGGCGCCACCGCCAGCTTCCGACGTTGTTGAAGAGACTCGGGAGATACCGTTTTGACACTGCTATCACGATTCCAGAGGATGAAGGAAAAGGAGTGGGGTTTCTTCTGTGGATACCTCACGGGGGTCGTGGCAGGGGGAGTCATCATGCTTCTCCTGCACGTCATCATAACCAGAGGACTTCTTCCATGAGTGCCAGCCACTTCCTCCTATGTCTGTGTGTTGGCCTCTCCTCCTACATCCTGACCACCATCCTGCTTTGCTTCCTCCTCACACGGCGGCGGCGCTAATCACGTGAGGACAAGCATATGACTCGCCTTAACACGGCTCCCCGACTCCCACTGATCATCGACGCGGACACGTTGCTGTACGCCGCCGCGTGTGTCAACATGAAGCGACACGACTTCGCCGATGAGGACGTGGGTGTCTGTGTGAGCATCGATGAGGACTCGGCGCGACAACAGGTAGAGACTCAAATCGACAGACTTCTTGAGTTGTCGGAACGAGCCTCTCCTGTTGTCGCGTTGACCGACACCACGAACTTCCGCAAGACGCTCCTGCCGTCCTACAAGTCGAACAGGAAACACGTCGTTCGTCCTGAGCCACTCCTGTCGAGCCTCAGAGAGTGGGCAATACGGAAGTACAGCGCAGTCGTCCTACCGTCTCTCGAAGCAGACGACGTGTGTGGCATCCTTATGAGTCACCCCGCGTGGGCATCTGAACGTCCAGCCCTGTTCAGTGTCGATAAAGACCTGAATCAGATACCTGGACTTCACTACGACGCCGACATGGGGGAACTCTACGAAGTCTCCCGTGACGACGGCGACCTGTTCTTCTACATGCAAGTCCTGACTGGCGACTCCGGTGACGGCTACGGAGGGTGCCCTGGGATTGGCATCAAGAAGGCAGCGCGAGCCCTCGCCAAGACCCCCATGGGACTCCCTCGCTGGGAAGTCGTCACGAAGCTCTACGAGGACAGAGGGAAGACTTATGCCGACGCAGTAGTGATGGCTCGTATGGCCTTCCTTCTGAGGCATGACAACTACAACATTGACACCAAGGAGATCACGTCCCTATGGCTTCCGCCGCAGCACTCATAATGACTTCGTACCGCTGGCTCATCGACAAGTTCTTTAAGGGGGATGACAAGTCTCTTCCTCCCATTACAACGGACTCTATGGAGGGGACACAGAAGCCTCTTTCAGGCCCTCCTCAAGAGACTCCCCAAGTGCCTAAGAGAGAGGGGACTATAGGGGAGAGAGATTCCTCTCTCCTCCTTCTCTCTAAGAGTACTCTTGATGAGTCTCTCACTGAGTCTCCTCATGACTTCCCCCTGTGTCTCCGCACGATGAAACACTTGAGACTTCTCCTGACGAGCCAGTTCGACCTCCGTGTGCCGTCCACAGGCCCTGTCGATACGGAGACTCTCAGGGTAATCCAAGGACATCGCCAAGTCCTCGAATACTTCGACGCCCTTGTGAACTTCTCCGAGGCGAACGTCGAAGCAGCGAGGCAGCAGCAGCAGACGACGCAGCCTTTTCGTGTCCTGTAACGTGACACACCCCACCTCGTAACCCAATGAGAGCACCCCGTAGGTCTCCCCCACACACCCATGTCCACCAGCAGCCCCTTCCTCCGTCTCAACAAGCTCGTCTCGAACGCCCCCACGACCGTCCCGACTGAGGGGTGGAACACTGTGAACTTCGCGGGGACGACTTTCGGTTTCTTCATCGTCAACAAAGACAACCTCCCTGTCTACTTCCGGTTCATCCCCAAGGCGATCAC